ATCTTTAAAATTCACATGAATACTTGGTTTATAGTTACTACTTAAAATTTGTAACGTAGCATCTGAATATTGAAAATACAGTGGGTCTCCATCGTCACCTACTATTCTATCAGTTCTGATATCATCTTTTCTTAACTGGTCGTATTGACCTAAAGATTCTGGATATCCAAGTCCAGTAATCCACTTGTAGATTGCAAGATAGTTCTCCATCTTTTCATCTACCAGAAAACGAACGGTCAAATCGTCATACAAAACTTTATCTCCAGGCACAGGAATATCCTTCAAATAAGTTGGTTGAACAGCAGTTCCCATGCTTATTTGAGGTATGTTCGCAGATTGGCAAAGAAAATCAACCTTTGGTGTTTTAGTTAGAATCAACTTAAAACCAAGAGGAGACATGTAGTTCCTGTTGGCTATCTGTTTGTCAAAGGGTGATACTGAATCAGTCATTTACTTTTTGCAATTTTTTGATTCTCTTAGCGTAGAGAATCTCAGCTGGTGAGTATAGAATTGGATTTTTCTTTGATCTTTTGATTAAAATTTTTGCGGCTTTTTGATCATCCATGTTACTATTTAGACACAAAAAAAGAGACCCTTTCGGATCTCTTTCTTTCATTTACAACTCTTTAAGAAAATAATCTATTTGGAACTTCTGGTATGGGCTGTCTTGTGCAAGCATACCCATATTGCTTTTCTGTTTCGCTCCAAGCTCCTTTAGTTTTCCACACAAATCCTAATTCTCGTGCAGAAGCTGATGGACTTGGGCGACCTCTATTAGCCCTTATGTCCTCTAATGACATTGGTTTAAAAAATGAATCACCAACTTCAAAAGATGGATCAGTCCAAGGATAGATTCCACCACCACGATTACCTGTTGAAAGAGGAATGAGAGTGGTAAAATTTGCCTTTTTTACTTTCTTCCATTTGGGTTGGATACCCAAAGAGTTGTCTATGTCCTCGAAATTTTTCATATTTTTAATGTAAAATGAGAGTGTAGACATAGTTATTATCCTGTTTCTCCCATTGGAAGAACAACATTCCTAACAACTATTATTAGTATAACAGTTTCAAAACCATGTGTCAAGCATTTTACTAAATTAAAACAATATCTTAACCTATGACCGTCGAATTGACATAAAAAAGAGACCCTTGTTGAGGTCTCTTTGTAAAAATTTAATATCTAAATTACATAAGGTTTGTAACAGATACTCTTCTGTAGTAACGGTTTGCGTTAACAGTAAGTGTTCCTGATCCTTGTGTTGTACCTTGTGAGAATGGGTTCTCAACCATTCCGTAACGAGTCTTAAAGCCAATTTTTGGTTGGAATGTATCCTGACCAACGGCTCTAACCATCTGTAGTGGAACGTAAGGACAATAGAATAGACCAGCATCGTAAGGTGAAGTACCTTTGTATCCGATAACATAGTACTGAGTTGCAGCACTGTTAGCAGCGAATGGGTCGATGTACACTCTGTACTTACCGTTGATAACACCAGCAAATGTATTACCTGTGTCGTCTACGTTTAAGTTAACATTAAGTGCAGGGGTGTAATCTAGAACACCAGCCATTGTTAGTGCAGAAGCAACGTCAGCAGAGCAAAGGATGATGTTACCCTTTCCACGACGAGTTCTTTGTGCAATAGCGTTTGCATCTCTTTCAATCTGGAATAATAGTCCCTTGAATTTTTCAACTGACCATCTTCCGTTTGAGTCAGTGTCTAAGTCAAATGTACCAGCAGTTGCTGTGTTGACCTGAGCACCTGTCTCAGCAGTTTTGTAGATAGTTCTAATAACTTCTCTGTTGATTTCAGCAAGAATTTCAGTTGATAGAATGTTTGCTAACTCAGCCTCAGCGTTCAATCCGTGGATTGCCTTAAGGTCTTGAGCTAATTCTAAACTGTACTGTGCTTTTAGAGCTCTTGACTTTGCAGTCACAGTAACTTTCTCGATTGAGAAAGCCATCTCGTTGAAAGTCTTTCCAGATTCTCCAAGATCTTCAGAGTCATCTGTTCTCATACCTTGACCAACATCATAAGCAACCTGAGTTGCATCTGTTGAAGGGTTAAGAGCGCCTGGGTTAGTACCTGACTGAGCAGTTGTACCTAAACCAGTTGTAACAGATGTAAATCCGTCTGTAAGATCGTTCTCTTGGTTCTGTCCAGAGAATGCTGAATCTGGTTCGTTGAATAATGCCTCTGTTCCAAGCATGTTGTTAGCATTTGTGCCATCAACAAATCTGGATCTCATTGCGAAAATAAGTCCTGTTGGAGCGTTCATTGGTTGAACACCAGCAAGGTCATATGCCACCAAGTTAGGCATAGATCTTCTAATCAATGAGATTAGAACAGGGTCAAAACCAGCAACAGGGCCAGTTGCTGTTGCACCACCAGAGAAACCAGCGTTAGCGCCAGTATTTGTATTCACTGTTGGAGCTTCTGAGAGGAATGATCTTTCCTCATTTAAAAATCTTTCTTGGTTCTCAAGCAAGACAGCAGTTACCGCTTTACGATGATTGTCCTTGATAGCATCAATTCCATCATGTTCTAGAAGGGGCTTCCACTTCTCTTGCAATTGTTCTGCGTTGCCAAACATTTGCGTTTTACCTAATAAGTTTACGTTTGATTAATTAACAAGTTGAGATTCACTTTTTAGTGGCATGGGATAGTGCCTGGATGTATGCCGCCATACTACCAGAAACATCTGGTGATGCAGCGCTTTCGTTTAACACTTCCGAGTCACTTCTTTTTGGAGCAGCCTTAAAGTATGACTCTTTTAGAGTCTCAAGCTTTTCCTTATAAGATTCTTCACTTTCAAACTCAACACCTTCGGCAAGTGAAGCGAGCTTTTCCTTCTGAGTGGTCGATAGACCTTCAGAAACATCGGAAAGGATGTTACCACCTGTTGCCTCTGAGAGACTCTTTGTGATAGCTATATTCTTCTCGATTTGCTCGTTGAGTTTTGATTCCATTTCGTCAAGTTTGTCTACCATATTCTCAACGACATCATATTTATCTTCAGGGATTGATACATAATGTTCTTCAAAGAGACCTCTCATTCCTTCGAGGAATGATTCAGTCATTTCGGTTCTAATTCCACGCTCTACTTCGAGTGCGTTTTCTTGTAACCACTCATCTGCGACATACTCTAAGTAAGAGTCAACACGCTCGATGAGTTCGTCTTTCATGCCTTCGACCTCTTCTACGAGCTTTGCTTCGTAGTGAGCTTCCATGGCTTCTCTAAGTTCGGTAACTTTAGATTTTAGAGCAGCCTCGAAAATTGTCTTAGCTTTCTCTCTAAACTCTTCGGAGAGTTCCTGACCACCGAGAAGTGCATTAACATCGTCATCGATGTCTACTTCATCAGTGATTTCGGGAAGTTCTGTAACTTCCTCTTCCTCAGCAACTACTTCCTCTTCTGAAGTTTGGTCTTCTGCAACTACTTCTTCTTCAGTTTCTGCTTCTTCCATTTTTGGAGCTTTAGGAGCTTCTGATTTAGCCATAACACCTTTTACTGATTTGAGATTTGCTGCATATGAACCTTCACCAGCTGGATCCTTTAATTTATTAGAATCGTCTGTTGGTGAATTATTTTCTGGAGTTGGGCCACCGAGGTCTTCATAACTCACGCCTGCCATGGTTTGCATGGGCTCAGCTGGTTTTGCACCCTTGGTTACGGCGTTCTCCATTTCTTGTAAATTTTTCCCACGGGACATTTGAACTCTCCGAATTACCTTTTGTATAATCTGTTTTTATTTATATATTTAAAGATTTGCTAAGAAATCTTCAAAGACGCTTAATTTCTTTTCGTCTAATTTGTTTTGATCAACTAGTGTGTTAATCTGTTTGTATGTTTTAGTTGCAAGTCTTTCACGAAGTATGCCACCATCCCATACCCAATCCTTTCCTTCCATAATGCCGTCTACGAAAGCATCTGGGGCAGAAGGATCTGCAACGATATCAGCAGCAGTAGCAAGAGTAAAATCTTCTCCTACCACACTGTATCCTTCGTTAGTCTTACTTAAAGATCCTACTCCTCTTGATGAAACACCAAGTTTAACACCCTCACCTAATAAATTAGATGCGATTTTACCCATTGGAGTACTAAGAATCTTTGCTTTTCCTATAAAGTTATTTCCATCTTCTTTGAGAGAAACAATTTTATGAGATACTCTGTCAAGATTGACAGTTGGGCCATCGGGATGACCTAACTCCCCAAGAGCTCTACCTTTCTCAACAAAGTTTTCGTTGTATCTATTAACTTCACGCATCAACGTTTGTTTTGGATACATTCTACCATTACGATTCTTCATTTCACTTTGAAGGAATACTCCCTCAATATACAGATTCTTCTTACCGTTGCGACTTTCAACAATAACTTCAACCTGTTCTATTTCTTCTGTAATGAGTTTCATTATTGTGCTCCTGATATTTGAACCTGTTGTGCAAATAGTTGACCAGCTGTTGTATGGTCAGTCACCGCTGAAACAGTCAATTGTCTTCTTGCCGATGCAGCAGTCACAACTGCGTTATCGGAGTTAAGAACTCGACTGTCATGATCAATTGTTAATTTAGCACCAAATTGTGCATATCCAATCGTTCTAGCTTCTTGTACTGAAACAATTTTTGCTGTCGTATTGAATCCAGTTACACCTGTGACACCAGATATTACGACTACATCATTAACTTTGAATGGATTACCCATTCCCTCTGGGAGTGTAATGACTGTTGCAGCTCCCTTTGTAATTCCAGCAACTCCGATAGAACTAACTCTACCTAAATTTAAAGTTGCAGAACTATTTGCAGGGACATAATAATCAGTTGTAGTTGCAGGCCCAGTAGTTCCAATCGCTACATGTTGACCAGCGTTTTTGGCAACAACTCTAAGTGTGTCCGATTGTACTGTAAAAGTTTGTGAAGCACTTGTTTGATTCGTTGCAAAACTAAAACCAGCGCCTACAGGTTGATGTGCCATTTACTCTTCCTCTTCGGTTTCTTCATCATTATCAAGTTCACCAACTGTTTCTGCATCTGGTTCTACATCTTCTTCAGATTCAAGTTCATAACCCATCATCGCATTTGCAACCGCAGGCTTAAGAGCATCTATTCTTGCGGTAGCCTTCTGCATTAACTGAGTTTTTATTGAATCACTAATTTCAGATGGAGATTCATCCGCAATCATCAAGTTCATTAATTCATCCATGAGATAAAAATCCTATACCTATGTTTTATTTATATCTCGCCACCTTTAAGGTCTGGAGTGCCTGGAGAATCAGGGTCTTCAGTTTTACTTGTATCAATCTCTGGTTCATTAATTGGTTTACCAAGATTTTGATCTGCTGTTGATTGTACTATCTGTTGAGCAATCTGCATTTCCTCCTCAGTTGGTGGAATAATTCCAGCTTCTTTCTCTTGAGCTATGAGTTGATTTTCTTCTACAATTTCAGAGTCTGTTTGACGTAAAATTTTACGACGAATATAATCTACAGAGTAATATTTTCCAATGTAAGGATCAGCAGTTGCAACAAGTCCAAGTCTTTCTTGCATCAATTCTGCATCTTTAAGTTCAGCAAAATGATTATCATATAGGTAATCATATTGAATATGATCACTCATTTGTTCCCACTCTTCTGGAGTGCAAATATTTTTAAGAATCAGTTGAGTTTTAAGTATGTCATGAAAAAGATTGCTGAATCTCTTTCTCATTCTTCCAACAAATTTACTAAACTTAAGTTCATCTCTTAAAACTTCTGATGAACGACCTAAACTAAAACTTGCATTATCAGCCATGCGAGACTCAGGGACATTCAAAGAACGGAAAAGTTTCTTTTGGAAATACTCTACGTCCGTAAGTTCTCCTAAGTTTTGTCCGCCAGGCAATGTAGATATCTCAGTTCCACGACCACCTTCTCTTCTTGGTAGCCAGAAATCTTCCATCATTGACATGTATTTCTTATCATCACGAATCTCACCAGTGTTTGCATCGTAAGTTAACTTATTACGATATCTTGCCATGACTTCACGAAGATATTGTTCTGCCTTTGCCTTCGGTAAATTACCAACATCAAT